GATACATACGCAACCGATAGTGATGTATCAACATTAAGGGGTGACTTTAATACCTACACATCATCTAATGATGATGCCACCGTGATTCAAAACGATAGGATTAGTTCATTAGAAAGTACAAGTGGATCACATAACACGAGATTAAATAATCTTGAAACCTTTGAGACCAAAGTTGATGGTGGATTAGAATTTACAGGATCCAACGTAACAATTAAGGGTGACCTATTAGTTAAAGGGACTGAGACAAGAGTTGATTCAACAACCGTTGAGGTTAGTGATAACATAATCTCTTTAAATGGAAGTGGTGCTGTTAATGGGGGTATCGAAGTAAGAGATACCACATCACCGGGCGTACTATCGGGTTCTTTATTATGGGACAGTAGTAATAATCATTGGATTGGTGGTACTAAAGGTAGTGAGGAGAGAATTTTAACAACTACCGACTTAACTTCTTTAGATAATGACATAAGTGGTTTAGATGGTCGTTTAGATTCCATAGAAATTAAGACAGGATCCTTAGACTCAACTAACACCACCCAAAATAGCAGGTTAACATCATTAGAATCATTCACAGGTAGTATTGATAATACATATGCGAGTGATGAAGACGTAACAGACCTTAGAAACGACTTAAATACCTATACATCATCTAACGATACATTAAACAATACACAAACCAATAGGTTAAATGCGTTAGAAACTACGAGTGGTTCACATGGTAGTAGAATAGGTAGTTTAGAAAGTGCTGATTCGGATCAAGACAATAGATTACAATCACTCGAATCTAAAACAGGTTCTTTAGATAATGACATTAGTGGTTTAGATGGTAGATTAGATTCTGTGGAATCATTTACCGCGAGTATTGATAGTACATATGCGACCGATAGTGACGTATCAACCCTAAGAGGTGATTTTAATAGTTACACATCATCTAATGACAGTGACATATCATCAATACAAACATTAAACACCACACAAAATAGTAGACTGAATAGTCTTGAGTCTAAGACGGGTTCTTTAGATGGTGATATATCTACGTTAGATGGTAGAATTGATTCGTTAGAAGTTGAGAGTGGGTCTATTAGAGGTACCTTTAATAGTTACACATCATCTAATAATACATTAAACACCACACAAAATAGTAGATTAACATCATTAGAATCTGCAACAGGTTCTTACTTAACAGAACACCCAAACATTACACCAGCACCATCATCTAACAATAGTGGTCGAACTTATATACAGGATGTTCTTCTCGATTCAAATGGTCACGTGACAGGTTTGACGACAGGGACTGAAACTGTGGTTAACACAGATGAGTATGTAACAGGCGCGTCGTGGAATAATAGTACTGCGGTCTTATCATTCACAAGAAATGACGGTGATACATTCAACGTAACATTATTAGACACATTAAGTGATGTTACAGTAACAGGAGGTACCTACGACAGTGGGACACAAACATTAGAATTAACCAAAAACGACGGATCAACAATAAGTGTTAGTGGTTTTGCTATTGATACAGACATTAACTATTACACTACAGGGGCAACCTTTAACAACTCAAATGGAGTTTTAACTTTAGGTATTAAAGGAACTTCTGATGTTACGGTTGATTTAGATGGAAGATATTTAACGGGTTATACAGAAACTGATCCAATATTCTCAGCATCTCCATCTGCTGGTATAACCAATACAAATATAAGTAATTGGAGTACGGCATATGGATGGGGAGATCATAGTGTAGAAGGATATGTAACAAATGATGAGTATACAACAGGTGCGACTTTCAACTCAGGTAATGGTATTATCACATTTACAAGAAATGATGGTGATACGTTTACTGTTGATATTGACGGTAGATACCTAACATCATACACTGAGACCGACACATTAGATAGTGTTGCGGATAGGGGTAACACAACAAACCAATCATTGAATATTGGTGAGTATATCTCAATGTCTTCAGCACAACCTAAAATTAAACTTATTGAAACCGACACAACAGATAAGAATAAAGAAATCTTAGTTAGTGGTGGTGGTTTATACATAAGAAACTTAAACGACGATGGTTCCGTTGGTAGTAACCTTATCAATGTTAGTAATGGAGGTAACTTAAATGTTACAGGTACCATATCTGCATCGGGATATAATGACTCGAATTGGAACACCGCATACGGATGGGGTGACCATAGTACAGAGGGTTATTTAACCTCTTACAATAATGAATACACAACAGGGGCATCATTTAATACATCAACAGGTGTATTAACATTTACAAGGAATGATGGTGATACGTATGATGTTGATTTAGACAACAGATATTTACAACTTACAGGTGGTAGTTTATCAAGTTTAAACATGAACGGTGACCTTAATATTAGATGGTCAGGTACAGATACTACGAGTTATGAATTGTTCTTCTACAACCAAAGTTATCATGCGAAAATCTACTCTACGGGTGGTGATTTAATATTAACCAATGGTACGGGAGAGAAGATGAGAACAACATCTTCAGGTATAAGTGTAACAGGTTCGGTAACCGCAACAGGTGGTAACTCCTCACAATGGAATACCGCATATGGTTGGGGTGATCACAGTGTAGAAGGATATGTAACAAATGATGAGTATACAACAGGAGCAACATTTAATAGTGGTAATGGTGTAATTACATTCACAAGGAATGATGGTGACACGTTTACTGTAGACATTGATGGAAGGTACTTAACTTCATATACAGAGACAGACACATTATCGTCTGTAACTTCAAGAGGTTCCTCAACAAGTACAGCGGTCACATTTAGTGGTGGATTAACCGCAAGTGGTGGTATTAACGGACTAACATTATCCAACGGTATTTCAGGTACCAACTTCAATATCACAGGGGTTAATCAATTAGAGATTGCCGATCCGGGTGAAGGTATTGTATTCAAACAAGGATCTTCAGGTGATATAACACTCGCAATTGTAGATGATTCTAATGATAACATTCTAAACTTATCAGGTACGGGGGCTTCGTTCTCTATAAATGGGGCAACAGTGGCCACACAATCATGGGTTTCTTCGAGAAATTACTTAACCTCACACCCATCAATTGCAGGGGTATCGTCAAACAATAGTGGTAGAACATACATCCAAGATATCTTAACAGATTCTAACGGACATGTGACAGGAATTACCACAGCAACCGAAACGGTAGTTAATACTGATGAGTATACAACAGGAGCAACATTTAATAGTGGTAATGGTGTAATCACATTCACAAGGAATGATGGAGATACCTACACCCTTGATATTAGTGATACTCTATCAGAGATCACAGTAACAGGTGGTACATATAACAGTGGAACTCAAACCCTTACCCTTGTCAAATCGGACGGTAATTCAATAGATGTCTCAGGTTTCGCGGTCGATACAGATATTAACTATTACACTACAGGTGCAACATTCAATACGGGTAATGGTATTATTACAGGAACCCGTAATGATGGTGGAACTTGGACTGTAGATTTAGATGGTAGATATCTAACAAGTTATACAGAGACAGATACTTTAGATAGTGTCGCGGATAGAGGGAATTCAACGAATCAATATCTACAGGCGTCGTATTTCCAATCAACGGGGAGTCAATTACTAAGAAGGTACAGTTCAGGTTGGACATATACCACACATGATGTTGTTTATAATGGTTGGACCTCAAGTACAGGTGATTACACCTATTTGAAATCTGCAGGAAATAGTAGTGGTGGTCATGGTATTATTGCCGTGGGTGACAACGGGTTTTGGATTGGTAGAACTGATTTAGAAACGGGAGCATTAACCGATAGTTCAACTAACCCTATTGGATATACTTTACTTAGATCAGATAGTTCGGGTAATGTTACCATATCAGGTACAATTACGGCATCGGGGTATAACAAATCGAATTGGGACACAGCGTATGGTTGGGGTAATCATGCGAGTGTGGGGTATCTAACATCTCACCCAACTATTCCGGGTGCTTCGTCTAATAACAGTGGTAGAACATATATACAAGATGTACTTACAGATAGTAACGGTCACGTAACAGGATTAACAACTGCAACAGAAACAGTTGTTAATACCGACACTAACTACTACACAACAGGGGCAACCTTTAATACAGGTAACGGTATAATTACCGGTACAAGAAATGATGGTGGTACTTGGACGGTTGATATTGACGGAAGATACTTAACTTCTTACACTGAAACCTCAACTCTATCTGATGTTGTTGGTAGAGGTAATTACTTTGGTAATTCACAATCAGGTTTTGTAACGAATAATACGTGGGGATCTGAATTCAGAAGAATTAAAAGAATTACATTCACAAGTGGTGGGTCGAATTGGGATACTGATAATCACGGTATCTTCTCAACGGATGCGAGTGGTAACTATAATGACTCTATGTCTGTTAATTCATTTAATGATTTAACATTCAGAGTTGATACCAACTCCAACAATAATACGAGTTATGTTAGGTTCATGCAACACTCCACAGGTGCGGGAACTGAATGGTTCAGATCAGGATTTGATGGTGGACAATACATTAACTTATTTAGACAGGGTGGTTATGTTGCATTTGAAGGTTTAAATCTCGCAATTTCAAACAGTAATAGTACTCATGGTTTCAATAACTACTTTAGAGGTGATAGTACACACTTAGTAATTGGTACGGGAGGTACACTTTATCTAAACTATGGACAATCCTCAGGAAATACAAGAATATATGGTAACATTTACTTAAATGATACTATTGTCCTTAACTCGAGTAGGGTTCTTCAGAATGTGTCAGGGAATATATCAATGTTCACCAATGATAGTGGATATCTAACCTCACACCCATCAATTGCGGGGGTATCATCAAACAACAGTGGTAGAACATATATACAAGACATACTCACAGATAGTAATGGACACGTAACCGGTATCACTACAGGTACTGAAACAGTAACCAATACAGATACTAACTATTACCTTAATGCAATTAGTTGGAACTCGAGTAATGGTATTATCACACTTGGTAGGCAAGGGTTAAGTTCATTAACTCTCGATATTGATGGTAGATACGCACAATACGGACACCAAACAAGTACAAATTCTGACTTTAATAATGTAAGGACTTCGGGTATCTATACCTTAGACTATGGTGGACAGGCAAATGCGAACAGTCCTGATGGTGGTGCATGGCACGCATTATGGCACGCAAGAAGTGGTGGAACAAGACAAGCACAAATCACCATACCATATAATAACGATAATATCTACTTCAGAAGAGCACATAACTCAACTGCAGAAACATGGTATGATTGGGTTAAGATATGGCACGAAGGTAATGATGGTGCGGGATCAGGTTTAGACTCTGACACATTAGATGGTCAACAAGGGTCTTACTACTTAGACTACAATAACTTCACTAACAAACCGACTATTGGTAATGGTACTATGACGATCTCCGCGGGTGGGGGTATGTCAGGTGGTGGGTCATTTACAGCAAACCAAACAGGTAGTAGTAGTGTGACAATATCTCACGCAGATACTTCTTCACAAGCATCCTCTAACAATAGTGGTAGAACATATATACAAGATGTCTTATTAGATGGTTATGGTCACGTAACAGGATTGACCACCGCAACAGAAACAGTTGTCAATACAGACACAGTAGATTATATAACAAGTGCAACATTCAATACAGGTAACGGTATTATTACCGGTTCAGGTGTGGGTAGAGCATCATTCAGTGTTGACATTGATGGTAGATATTTACCATATGGTGGAGGTACTATCACGGGTGATCTACAGGTTAATGGACACATTAGAGGTGGAGGTCAACAACTCGTCTTAAATGCGGGTGAATCACACTTATACGCTACAGGACAAACCGCTGAGTACATTTACTTAAATGCCGAACAAGGTCTTGAGATTAACTCTGAAACAGGTAATTGGTCAGGTGGATGGGCAGCAAGAAAGACAGCATATCTAAGAGGTGATCAATTAACGTTAGATGGTGAGTCATTAACCAAGACTAATATTCAAAACTTTAAGACCGCATATGGATGGGGCAATCACGCAACACAAGGTTATGTAACAAATGATGAATATGTAACAGGCGCAACTTGGAATAGTGGTAATGCGGTATTAACCTTTACAAGGAATGATGGAGATACATTCAACGTAACATTATTAAATACGTTGAGTGATGTGACTGTCACAGGTGGTACGTATAATAGTGGTAACCAAACATTAACATTAACCAAATCAGACGGTACTACTGTAGCTGTATCAGGGTTCGCGGTTGATACTGATGTCAATTGGTACACAACAAGTGCATCCTTTAATACGGGTAACGGTATAATTACCGGTACAAGAAATGATGGTGGTACTTGGACCGTAGATATTGACGGAAGATACTTACCACTTGGTGGTGGAACACTTACAGGTACAGTCTCTTTAGGTGAATTAAGAATCGGAGAACATGCGGTACATGGTGGTTATTGGGGTCTTTGGAACTCTGAAGCATCCACATCTACAACACAACAATACATGATCATCAGTGCAGGTACTGACACTTATATAAATGGTGATAATGTATACATTAGAGCGGGTAACAACTCAAATAGTAACGAAGTTAAGGTAACTACAGGTGGAACATACATTGGTGGTAACAAAGTTGCCACTGAAAGTTGGGTAACAAGTAATCCTACTCACCCATCGATAAGTGCGGCAAGTAGTTCTAACAATAGTGGTAGAACATACATACAAGATATATTATTAGATGGTAATGGACACGTAACCGGTATTACTACAGGTACTGAAACTGTAACCAATACAGACACAAACTACTACACGACAAGTGCAACGTTCAATACGGGTAATGGTATAATTACAGGAACTCGTAATGATGGTGGAACTTGGACTGTGGACCTTGACGGTAGGTACTTGACAGCGGAGAGTGATACATTAGCAACTGTAACGGCAAGAGGGTCATCTACCTCAAGTAACATTTACTTGAATAACGCATCACCAACACTATACTTACAGGATACTGATAATAGATCTGCGATGATCCATGTTAACAGTAACTACTTCTATATCCTAAATGGTAGTGCTAATAACAGTACAAGTTGGGCTCAACAAGCAAACAGTAGATGGTTATTCCAAGGTAACTTAAATAATAACGATATCACATTTGGTGGTTCGGGTGACTTCGCCGGTGTTGTTACCGCAACAGGTGGTAACTCCAACAATTGGAATACGGCATACACTTACTCACAAGTTGGTCACTTACCACTTGCGGGTGGAACCATGTCGGGTTCGATAAGTATGGGTAATAATACCATTACTAATGTTGAGTCATTAACCTTCAACGATCCGGGACCAACTGAAGGTATTATATGGGCAGGAGGAAGTGGATTCAAGATTGTAGAATCACCAAACGACCTTTCAACAAACACAGGTGGTAACTTACAGTTTGCTGTTGGATCTACAAGAATATTAACTTTAGGTTCGAACGGTGAGTCGGAGTTTACTGATAAATTAACTCTAACATCTTCCACTTCAGGATCGACAATATTTGATATACAAGGTACAAGTGGTCAGTTGTTCTCAATTACCGATGATTTAACGGGAGACTTGTTCTCAGTATCGGACGCATCAGGTGTACCAATCCTTAATGTAAATGCAAATGGTTCGGTAACACTTGATCCACTTGGTTCTCTATATGTTGGTGATAATAAAGTAATCAACGGCAGTGGTAATATCGAGTTTGATGGTCCTGTAACCACAACAAACCAAGGTAGGGGTATCTATTGGACCGCATATGATAAAGAAGGAACAACAGACGCATCTGATACCGCACATATCCTACACACAACCAATAGTGGTGGATTATCAGGTTCCGTTATTGAGATTAAATCTCATAATGACGCTGCGGATGGTGTTAACTTTATTGTAAATGCGACGGACAGTGGTGTTAGAATTAATGGTAGTGCAATCGCAACACAGACTTGGGTTGGTACAAACACATTAAATCAAACTGAGGGTGACGCGAGATACGCACAACTCACGGCGAGTAACAGTTTCACTAACTCGTACAATGAATTTGGTAATAGTACGGGTAGTGTGTCTAACGATGGTAGATGGAATGCAAGGGTTAACGTTGCTGGTAGTTCTCATGCAAGACTTGATGTAAAATCAGTAAGTGATGGTATTATCACTTCTATGTATGCACACACAGGACAAAACGTAGGTAAGATTGGTACATATTCAAACCACTCACTACAATTAATGGTTAACTCAACAGGGGTTGTCACAATTGACTCTTCAGGTAATATATCAACATCAGGTACATTAAGTGCATCAGGTTATAACAAATCAAATTGGGACGATGCACATGGATGGGGTGATCACTCAGGATTATACTTACCTATTGGTGGAGGTACAATTACAGGAGATTTAGTTGTTGGTGGTGGAGACTTAACAATTAGTAAGGACGGTAACTACTCAACAATCTCATTCCCCGCACAAACTAATGACGCGGGATTCATTAGACATTATGAATCAAATAACACCGCAAGGATGGAATTCTCGGTGTCTGATGATTCAGGCACAACCGATCAATTCCACTTCGGTTACAGTGGTGATTTAGATAGATTTATTATTTACTCTAATGGTAGTTTCTTATCACGAGGTTCAGGTACAATTGCGGGTTCTCTTGGTTTACAAGGTGACTTAGATATGTCCGCAGGTACAACGGCAACACTTGCTGGTATCTCGGGTACAGATCAAGTGGTAGATAATAATTATGGGGCATACTTACATTTAGGTGGATGGGCCGTAGGAAGAACGGACGCAAGTGCGGTGTTAGTGAATACGGCATATAGGGCGGATTACGCAACGAGTCTGTTCGATATGAATATCAGTAGATTCACTAATGATTCGGGATATGCATTAAGAAAATCAACAACCTTTACGAATCTAACCACAGTAACATTTACTCACGGTATTGGACACGATAATGTGATCGTACAAGTCTATGATGGTAATGGAGATCTGTTCTTCCCATCAAGAGTCAATGTTCAGGGTGGAGTTGTTGAAGTTAATTTTGAGGTAGCAAGATCAGGTAGATTAGTAGTAGTCGGATAAAAGGAAAATGTATGTTAAGAGAAAATGTTATAGTAAGTGGTTCGTTAGATGTACAAAGCGGACAGTTCATAATACCAAGAGGACCGAGGGCAAACAGACCTTCGAGTCCTGAAGTTGGTTCTTTATATCTTGAAGAATCACCAAGTGGTAGTTTTGTTGTAACATACACAGGATCATCTAATGATGATGGTGGATGGGAACCCGTAGGTTCTCAAAATACCGATAGAACCGCATTCAAGTATAGAAATATAATTAACTATTCCTATTTAGCAGGAGGATATAAATCCTCATCTCCATGGAAGAATGTACATAGGGCAACTCATGCAACGGATCAAACAGTTCATATTGGTGAACTTATGGATTATCCCGCATCTTATACTTCGGGTGCGTGTAGTAAAACCATACTATTCATATGGTCAACCAATAGTGACAATGCGTGGAAATCAGCAACTCAAGTTCACGGAACACACACAACAGGCGTACACATGGTCAATGAAACCGCATACGCTCACCAAACAAAATGGGACTTATTGAATTCAAGAGATGATCCCGGTACTTTATTTAAAGAAACGGAATTCGCATACATCTTTGGTGGATCAGTGGCGGCAGTTGAAAAGTTTAACTTAACTAACGAGTCTATGTATACTACTTACTACCCAAGTGGAACGGGACCTTATACAACCACAACAACATCTATTACGAGTACCCTTGGTGCTTCGGGATTTTCGGATGAGAATTATGGTTATGGATATGGTTCTGAGAGTGGTAATAAATGTCACTTTGCAACCGATACTTTCGAAACAAGAGCATCATCATGGGCATCAAGTGGACAACAGAAAGGGATTAGTTCTAAAGTGGGTAAAGGGTACTGTGGTAATGAAGGTACCTACCAAGGAGGATATAACCTTAGAAGATGGGATGCATTTACCGAAACAAACATTGGTAATGTACCTAAACCAAGAGGTAATTGTGGGGAAGAAAACTTCTCCATGGGACAAGACTTCCAATACATGTTAGCGTGTTATGGGGATAGTCAACAAAATAATGATAGTTGGAAGTTTACATACTCAACTGACACGGGAGTTTTAAATCCCGCGGGGTTAGCTCCGGGTGTTAATGCAGGTGCATCCTCAGGTCATTGTGGTTGGAGAAATTAAGTATTTATAGATATGTTATTCGAAAATTTAGAAATAAGTGGATCATTAAGGGGAGAAGGTAACGACTTTAAAATGCCGAAAGGTGCGAAAGGAGATCGACCATCATCACCTGAAACAGGATCACTCTATTTAGAGGAGGCTACATCAGGTAGTTTCCTTATGGTTTATACAGGTATTTCTAATAATGATAGTGGTTGGGAAAGAGTTTCACACCAATCAAATTTCGGGAAGACAGCATTTAAATATAGACACATTATTTCTTATTCATATTTAGCGGGTGGATATAAATCATCTTCACCATGGAAAAATGTACACAAAACAATTAATGCTACCGATCAAACTTCTCACTTAGGTGAGTTATTGGATTATCCAGCGTCTTATACTTCAGGTGCTTGTAGTAGATTTACTTTTTTTGTATGGTCAGTCAATACAAGTGGTGCATTTATGGGTCCCACAAGTGTAAACTCCACATACACCTCCGCAATTAACATGTGGAATGACACTAACCTGGCACATGATGCTAAATTTGATTTGTCAACGAACAGATCGGATTTAGGTACTTTATTCAAAGAACACGAATACGCATATATTTTTGCGGGTGGCACAAGTACAATGGAGATTTTCGATCTCGTTAATGAAACTAAAATAACACGAACAATATCCTCAAGTGATTCAAGTGAAGGGGCAAGTGCATTTTCGGATGAACATTATGGTTATGGTTGGGGATCGTTCGGAGGATTCAAATTTACATTCGCAACAGAAACTCAGTCATCATCAACAAAATGGGGTGCCCACGGACAACAAAAAGGAATCAGTTCAAAATTAGGAAAGGGTTATGTGGGTAACGAAGGTTCATATGCGGGAGGATATAACCTAAGAAGATGGAGTAATCAAACAGACACAAACATTGGTAATGTGGCTAAACCCGATGGTAACTGTGGTGAAGAAAACTTTACTATGGGTCAGGATTGGCAATATATGTTAGGTAATTATAATGGTGCACAAAATAATAATAGTTGGAAATTCACATATGCGACCGATACGGGCGTACTAAACCCTTCAGGTTTATCACCGGGAGTTAACGCTGGTACATCATCGGGTCATTGTGGTTGGAGAGATTAAAATTTAAGATATGATATACGAAAACATGTCCGTTAGTGGATCGTTAAAGGTGGATAAGGTCACTGCAAGACCTCCGAAAGGTTCTGCGGCGAATAGACCCACGAATCCACTCTCAGGATCTTTGTACTTAGAGACATCTGATGTCCATACGAGTTATTTGATGATATATACGGGTGTAAGTAATATCGACGGAGGATGGGAAAGAGTTGCCGCACAACAAAATATGGCGACAGGTTTTAAATTTAGACAAATCATCAACTACTCTTACATAGCCGGTGGATATAAGAGTTCGTCACCATGGAAGAATGTTCATAAATCAACTAACTCCACAGATCAAACATACCACATTGGTGAGTTATTAGATTACCCGGCGAACTATACCTCAGGGGCGTGTAATCTTAGAATATTTTTTATGTGGTCGGTGAATACAGATGGTGCCCACAAAGGACCAACGTCCATACATAGTACCACCACATCGGCGGTTAATATGTTCACAGATACCAATTACGCACACCAATCACAACATGATATACAATATACAAGATCGGATTGTGGTACTGTTCATAAAGAACATGATTTTGCATGGATCTTTGGTGGTAATAGAACTGAGGTGGATAAGTTTAACTTAAGTAG